CTTGGGTATATATAAAAATATCATCAGCTGATTGCAATACTAAATCATCAACAGGCGCAACAACATATCCATCTGTGCCATTTGAATATAATTCTAAATCAGACCCTGCTCCAAATACAACCTTACCAGTTGTAGCAGAACCTGAGTCTCCTAGATATAAGCTTGCAGAATTACCAATATTAATATCACCACCCGTGGTTAAAACAGTTCCAGCAAAAGTTAATGGTGTATTACCTAGTGTTACAGATGTTCCACTACCAGCCCATCCAGATACAGTACCTCCTGTTCCTGCGCCAGTAAGAATATTTGTGTTATCTATTTTTTGCCAAGCGTCTGTATCTTGATCTGAGAATACACACCAATCACCAGTAACCCATTCGTTAGGAGTTGTTCCAGTTCCATTAGGTGCGGCTTGACCATCAACATTTACTATCCAATAATAACCTGGTACTTTTCTATCCCCAGCGGTTAAGTCAGGAGAGCCACCACCTGTTCCTGAAGCATCCCATACCCCTTGATAAACCAATACACCTGTGACCGCATCTGTTAACTGTTGGAAGTTTACAGCATCTGTATTTGCAGTACCCGCTGTTACTCCAGAAACTTTACCTGATAATGTGATTGCCCCTCCAAAAGTTGCATTACTGTTTTTTGCTAAAATTAATGGTGAAGTTGAATCTGTTGCATTTCTAAAAACATAATCGCCATTACTACCTACATATTGTAAGAATTGCTGTGATGAGCCACTAACATTAGTGTTAGTTATTGAAAAATGTGCTGCTCCACTACTTGTGATATTTACTTGTCCTGCAAAAGTTGCTGATTCATTACTTGCATCTAATTTTAAAATTAAATTTGAGGCTTGTATATCTGTATGGGAAAAATATAATCTTGCTGAGTCAGAACTCATAAAAAATGTAGCGTCTCCAGAAGTTCCTCTTTTAAAACTTAACAAACTTTGTTGACCTTCTAATGCAAGTTTTGCTGAAGGAGAAGTCGTACCAATTCCCACATTCCCTGCGGAGTCAATACGCATTCTTTCTGTTAAAGAAGTTCCATTATTTGTAGAAAAAGTTAATTGACCTTTTTGTGTTTGATTAGAACCTGTGCCAGTTAAAGATTGTATTTTTGTTAAATCTACATCACCTACTCCATTTGCTACATTTCTAAAAGTTATATTTCCTGCTGGTAAATTATCTGCTGCTCCCCTACTACCTGCAATAAAAATTGTATTGTTACCACTTGCTGCTCCTGCAAAAGTTGCTGCTCCAGTACTTCCAATAGTTAAGGCAGTTGTGCCACTTGTTGGAGCTGTAGCTCTAGTTCCTAAATAATTAAATTTAAATTCGCCTGCTTGGGTACTTCCAAAAGCCCAAGATTTATCATTGGCACCACTAGATGAACGCGATTTTATCCAAGCATCTCTACTTTGAGTTGTACCTACATCATTTCCAAATTCCGCTACTACATTATCAACATTGTTACCATTAGAAGTAGTATTTACAACAATACTTCCTGTTATAGAAACTCCTGAGCTTGTTGTTTCAAACTTTTTAGCTGAATCATAGTAAAGTTTTACTGCACCATCAGTAATAAACTCAGCCATATTTTCAGTAGAGCCTTTATTTATTTGAACGCTTCCTGATGTATTTTGAATTAATAAGTTTCCTGTTTGATTATCTATTAATGTGTTTGTAGCATTGTGATATATTTCCATATCACCTGACGTTCCAACTTTTAATTTAAAGTTATCAGGTGTTCTTATTTCGCCTGTGCCTGTCATAGTACCACCAGACAAGGGTAGGTATGGACCGCCTGGTAATTCTCCACCTTCTAGTTCTAAAACGTTACCGCTAGAATCAACACCCAAAGCATATGCAGTTGTACCTGTGAATCCTTGATTTCCGTAAGCGTTAAACTGAACTTGACCAACAGAATTAATGCGTATTTTTTCTGAAATTGCAGCAGTACCATTTGCTTTAGTAAACATTGATATATAACTACCCCTTTGCCCTGAAGTTGCTCCTGAAGCTGATGCTCTAATTTCAGCCATAACTTTATGACCTGCATTTTGATAAGTACCAACAAAGTTAATACTTCCAATACCACCTGCATCAGCATTTTGATTGTCTCCTAATTCTAAAATACCTCTCCTATTTCCAGCAGTTTCAATTACTGATAAAACAGTGCTTGATGTACCTGCACCGCTAACATCAGGCGTAGTCGTCCCAATTCCTACGTTGCCGCTGCTATTAATACGCATTCTTTCTGTACCTTGCGTGAACCATCTATGATAGTCAGCACCTGATGCGTTTTTAGCAATTTGATAATCAGTAGATACAAAAGTTCCTGTTGAACTACGAGTATCTAAACTTAAATTATTACCACCATTTGAAATACTTGTTACACTATATGTAGCAGTACCATCAGAATCTTGTATGTAAACAGTACCACCAGTTGCATCTGATAAATGAAGTGTACCTATAGGCGAAGTAGTCCCTATTCCTACGTTGCCACCATTTAACCAAGAACTACCAGCTGTATCAATTCTAACACTTTCCGTAGTTGTACTAAATAAAGAAAATAATCCTTTATCTAAGTTTACTCCTGTTCCTCTTGGTTGAATACGCGCTATTTTATGATCTACTGATTGTAAAAAGAAATCTGCTCCATCACCTTGAATATCTAATTTAGCATCAGGAGAAGTCGTTCCAATTCCTACTGTGCCTGAAGAAAATGTCATTGTTGGAACGCCTGTTGCTTCAGGTGTAATGTATAATTTACCATCTCCAGCGTGAAACACATAATCTCCAGCAACTGTAGTAGGATTAAAACGCAAAATTGGTTCTCCATCTGTAAGTTGTAAAAGGCGAGTAGGTGCATCTGTACCAATACCCAATCTATCATTAGTGTTATCCCAATATAGATTGCTATCACTTGACAACGCTGAAGTACCTGACCAAAAAGCTACACGTGTTGCGGTGCCTGATCCTGTAACAGTACCGCTACCAGTACCTGGATTTGCAGTTTGAATTACATTACCTGATGAGTCAACAGATAAATTAAATGCGGCTGTACCAGTGAATCCACTACCTCCATAGTTACTAAGCTTTATTTGACCTGTGTTATCAAGCCTTAGCCTCTCTTCTAGTGTTCCTCCATTTATAGTTTGGAAAGACATATCAGCTGTGTTACCGTTAGCTGTTCCAGCAACAGAACTTATAACACCACCAGTGGTATTGTTTGATGCTCCAAACTTTAAATTAGCAGTATTGCCTACTGTAGCTCTAGAGTTATTGATGTGAATACTAGAGGTTGTAGCGTTTGATCCACTAAACTTTGCTACGTCAGCACCTGCAGAAAAAACCTCCAATGCGTAAGATGTGTTTTCAGCACCTACACCAGCTCCGACATTACCGTTTTCTTTTACTACAAATCTTTCTCCACCAGTAGCCCAATTAGTTCCTATTTGAAAATAATCGCCCGATGCTAAATAACTTATAGCCATCTTAGCTGTCCCGTTTTCTAGGAATCTAATACCGTTTGAAGCGGCATCAGTTGCAGCATTTATGTCTACTAATGTTTGGCCTGTTGTTTTAAACTCGGCCACAACAGAATCAGAGCTAACTATACTTAATGTTCTGTCAGGAGCGTTAGTACCTACGCCTAATCTATCATTAGTATTGTCCCAATACAAATTAGCGTCACTTGTTAAGCTACTTGAGGTATCCCAAAAGGCCACTCTTGTTGCTGTTCCTGATCCTGTTATAGATCCTGTAGGTGCATTAATCCAAGAAACACCCGAAACAGTAGAGCTTAATATTTGACCACTAGTTCCAACACCACCTGCAGTATCAACTAAGGCCGATGGAAACTGAGTTCCCGTGGCGGTGGTATTAAGTCTTACAGTATTATTGTAATAAAGAGTTACAGCTCCATTTAAATCTGCAGTTATAAAAAGTTCTCCACCTGTGTAACTTCTTATCTCTAAAGAGTTAGAGTCAATCCTTAATCTTCCAGCACTAGCGTTTTGAATATAACTATTTGTAGCATCGTGATAAAGAACAAGGTCACTGCCTGCTCCAATATTTAATCTACCTAAAGTTGTATCAGTACTATCTACTAATGATATATTAAGATCAGTAACAATATTAGCATTAAAGGTTGCTACCCCTTCTACTAAAAGTGTGCCCGAAATACTTTGATTAGATAAAAATTTTATTGCCATTTTAGTCGACTCTTGATATTAATATTCTTGTACTATTATTTGCTAAAGCAGTTGTAGTTGTAATAGTAACTTGTGTATTTGATGTTCTAGTTACGTCAGGATATATAGTTGCCCCAGTAGATATATCAAAGAACTGAACAATAACATCTGTCGAAGATAAGCCGTGGGTTATAACAATAGGGTTGGTAGATCCATCTCCTATAGTCGCTGCAAATCCAAAGTCAGAATTAGAAGCATCCGATACTGCAGTTAATATTCCTTTATTGTTTACCGTTAAGGTTATTGTTTTTCCTGCGCCACCAAAAGACCCAGCAGTAAAGCCTCCTTGTGTAGCTATAGAAACTGCTCCGCTTGATACAGCGAGACCTCCCGATGTAGGAAAGTTTGCAATACCTTGAACACTGTCTGTTGCTACATCAATATTGTTCTGTATGGTTGTCCAATCAGATAATGAAGTAGGGGAATTTACTTGAGATATTAATGAATCTCCAATCTGTACCGCTTCAGTAAAAAAGTCTCCCGCTACCGTAACAGTATACATCCATCCCTTTCTTATCGCTGAACTTGGTGATACATCTAAATCAGGGCTATTTGTAGATGCATTATATCCTCCTTGGAAAATGACACCCCCTGCAGTAACAGAATCTACATAAGCTTTTGTGGCTGCATCTTGATCAACAGTAGGATCAGCTAATGAGGTTAGCTTTTTACTGTTCATACTAATGTTAGCCGTAGGTAAAGCCCAAGTGTTTAATGGAATAGCATCTAATCTTTTAGTTCCTTGATCTACACCTGAGTTCCAAAGTCCAACCAAGAGATCCTCCGCTTGAAGGGTATCTGTATTAGAAGGTAGTTCGGTAAGGGCTACGGTTATAGTATTTAATCTAGATCCACTAAGAACACTTGTTATTCCTGTACCTCCACTAATAGTTACAGTCTGGCCGTTAGAAATACTTTGATCATTCGATCCGTCAGAAATAACCCACGTACTCATAGTACCTGGAGCAGCCCCACTTGATGCTGCAGTTAGTCTTCCTTGAGCGTCTACTGTAATACTTGAGTAAGTATAAGACCCAGGACTTACCGAAGTGTTGTTAAGGTTTAAAGTAACGGTGTCCGTTGCCCCTGCTACACTAGCCAAGCCTGTACCTCCAGAAATAAGAAGAGTGTTACCGTTGTCTATTGATTGAGGTGTACCACTGTCTCCTTCTACTTCGAATGATATTGTGGGGACTACGGTAAAAGGTAAGTCGCTTACATTGTAATAGCTGACATCATTAGTGCCGTCTACATTAATTAATAACTTATCATCATTAACAAGATCTGTACCTGTTGAGTCTGTAGCTGATAAGATTATATTATCAGTGCCGTCATAGTCTGCAGAAACAGTAACAGATCCAGAAGATCCTCCTCCTTTTAGTCCAGAACCTGCGTTAACTTGTGTTATGTCACCGACATTATTAGTGAACGGGAGATCAGATACATTCTGAAGTTTTACATTATTATCGGCATTTGATGCTACTGCAATAAAGTCAGCGCTTACGACAGAGGTTCCTTTATTATCTGCTGCCGCTTGGATGTAGTTATCTACTCCTAAGTAGTCCACATTTACAGTAACATCACCTATAGAACCACCACCACTTAATCCAACACCTGCAGTAACGGCTGTTATGTCTCCTTGATTATTAGTGAAAGGTAAGTCAGACACTAGCTGAAGCTTAACGTCATTATCTGACTCGTCACTAATAACTATTAATGAATCTAAAGCTATTGCAGTTGACTTGTTATCTGCAGCGGAAAGTATAAAATTATCAGCACCTAAGTAATCTATGAGAATAGTAACATCCCCTTGATCACCCCCTCCTGATAATCCTGTTCCTGCAATTACTTTTGTTATGTCTCCTGCAGCGTTGCTCCAAGTTACAGCAGTTCCTGTGGATAGTAACACTTGCCCATCGGTACCAGCAGAATTGGTAGAGTCATAAAACTTCTCTGTTAATCTAAAGCTTCCCGCAACGTGAAGAGTTGCTGTGGGGTTACTTATGTTAACACCTAAGTCATTACCATTATTAGTTATTACGCTGTCTACAAACTGACCGTTAGTAGAGTCCCACTTTAATATTTTTGAGTCCGTAAAATTAGCAGCGTTTTTTAACGCAACGGTAGCGTTACTTCCTGCGGAAGTTACTGATATGCCTAGACCTGCTAGTACGTTAGTTAAGAAAGAAGTGCCTCCTGGGTCTTGAATTATAGATATAGTATTCTGTGGTTGTATTACAGAAGTTACTGGAGTGACTGAAGGTATGGTAGCTACTACCTTATTGGTCTCCTCATTGATTACTATATTTAATGAATCTGACACTATTGACTGATGTCTTGGTTAACAACGAAGGTACCGAAGAACCAAGTTTGCACTGTGGTTGATACTGTTGCTACCAAGTCATAGACATATGTCGCAGCTGTAATGGTCTTCATAAAAGCAGCTGAAGATTCAACTGTTACAACACCAGCCGCACTCCCAGTTATTTTAAAACCAGTTGCAACATTTCCCGTTGTGTCAATTATTAAAGCTCCCTGATCACTTGCTCTTGCTTGCATAACAAAGCTGTAAGAGGTTAGATCTATTAAAGCCCCACTAGCATTCTTAACAGTAAACTGTAAATCAAAAGAGTCTCCTTTCCTACAAGTAACATTGACCTGTTGTGAAATGTCTAGATCGACTGAAAGAGAAGAGGGATTACAGGTAGCCATAGTACAAATTTACTGATTTAAGATCAAGTCTACGAGACTGTCTTCCTCTCCTTCGGTAATAGGTCCCGTTTCTCCTTTACGTTGGGCGATGAGCTTTGACTGCTCTACAGCAGACAGTTCTACTCTTTCATCTTTTCTATCTTCTTTCATTGAGTCGTTTTGTTGTTTGACTCCACTTTCAATCTGTTGCTCTACAACATCAAACTGACCTTTAGCCTGAAGAAGTTGCATATCAAAAGTATACTGAAGCTCCATAAGTTGCATTTTAGAAGATGTTTCTAGCTCTAGCTTTTGAGCTTCTAATTGAGCTTCAAATTGTTTTTTCTGCATCTCTACTTGGCCAGAAACTTCAGCTTGCTGAGCATTTACTTGAGCATTAACTTGAGCTTGCTGTTGCGCTTGCTGTTGCATAGCTTTAATTCTTTTCTTTCTTCTAACAACCAATAACCTTTCAGCTTGCTCTACGTCTCTTAACTGACGTACAGCTATAGCATCTTCCAAATCTATTTCTTTTTGAGATAAAGCTATTTGTATGTTCTGTTCTAAATATTGTCTGTCACTATCATTTAATTCTGAAACAACTTTAATTCCAAAATTATACATTGATAAATTACTAAAAGACGATAGAACAGCCATATTAGTTTCGCCTATAGCGTTTGTATAAGTTTTGTAAATAATACTGTCGGGAGGAAGAACTTGTAAACACTTAACAATGTCAGCACAAACCTTTTTGTAAAGTACCATTGATGCATTTGTTATATCGTAAAGAGCGTTGTTGGCTGCGCTTATAGCTTGTTCTCTAACGCCAACCAAAGCATCTCCTTTAGGAGTTGTTCCATCCACTACTTCGTTAATACCCGTAGCATCACGTATCATTCTTAAGTAATGATTATAAATAGCTACAAGCTCTTGAATGTTTCTTATCCTGTTTCCAATTTCTCTAACAGGTGGGTTTTGAAATGATCCTTCTGGATCTTTAGACCTATAATAAAAAACTCCCGTTTGCTCATATATGTCTTGAATTTCTAATGGCTGAAGCTCACCGCCCTTACCTAGCTGTACATTCTCTAATCCTTCAATATCTATAATAAGACCATCTGGCTTTGCTTTTGCTATAGACTGTTGAATCTTAAGGTGAGTAATTTGAAGCATATCAGCAAAACCAACAACACTTCCAACTAAAGACTTAGGCAACATATTTCGCAAATTTGTAGCTACGCAAGAATAAGACAACTGAGCCTTAGAAATATCGTGAACATTTTTAGGTATATTCTTTTGAACACCGTAATCATATACGTAATCTGTACCTACAATAAACTTGCCCCCATATACTGTAGCGTTAGGCATATATACTGCCTTTCTATCGTATACTGACTGCTGAGGGGCGTTGTACTCTGTGCCTTTATGATAGAATCCAATGTTGCCAAACATAGACTCTTTCTTTTCGTATATAATATTATCTACAGACTTAAACTCAAATTCAAGTATCTCAATCTTGTAGTCATCGTAGCCATACCTATATGTGCTTCCATCTAGTTGATAAGGAGCATATTGAGTTAGAAAGTTTTGTGGATCATTACCGTACTTATTCATAACAGTACGGGCTAGTTCTTCATACTGTGTTTCTGTAAACTGATCCCTAGCGACTCTTTTAAGATCCATAATAGTGATCTTCTTAAAGTGAGCTGCGTAGGTTAAGTCCGACAATGAAGGATCATCAGTATAGTTGTGAATAAAAAAAGCTGGGTCTACATACTCTTCAGTAATACCATAGTTAGGGTCGTTGTTTCTTTTAACAACAGCCATACCTACATTAACTAAATCATTAACACAACGTCTATATATTTTATCATTAAAATCATTCCACTGAAGCGTCATTTGAGCTCCTAGCTGTGCAGCTATTTCTGCATCAGTCTTTACGTTGGTGTCTAAAAATATTTCTGTTTCTTCAGGGGTGTCTGGTAATTTATCTGGATCTACTTCTACATCCAGGCCCAAGCTCTTAGCCTCTTGAATCATTTCTTTATTTTCTATTCTAAGAATAGCGGCATTTTTCTTTTGCTCTTTTTCAGACCTGGATAAAGGATCTACAGCTTCTACTTGAGGATATGGATCTTTAGAAAGTATTTTATTAACTACTATCTTAGCAAACTTAGGGACAATAGGAACAGGTGTGTAATCTAAAGTTAGTAAAGCCCCACTTCCATTGTTAGGATCTAATGATGAAAGTATTTGCCTATATATAGAAGTGTCTTGAGTTCCTTGGGCGTAGTCTCTATTTATCTGAAATTCTCTGTACCTTCTACCGTATAATGAATTTTCTTGATCACTTCCAGACCACTGAGCATATATAGCTTTGGCATATTTCAAGCCATAAGAAAGAGACATTTTCTCTTCAGTCGATGCCAATGCATCGGGAAAAGAAGAAGCTCCATTACTCATTTGTTTGTATGACATACGTAAAATAGTCTTAAATGCAAATATAGTTATTCAACTTATCTTAATATAACGCGACCGCTTCGGAAAAACTTTTTTTCACTAAAGTCAGTTTTTTCTTTTTTAACAGAAGATCCTTGCGCTGCAAGCAAAGCAAGACCACTAGAAATAGATAGGTCATACTTTGTCCTGTTGTCCACTTTAAAGTTAATCCAATCTTCTAATGTTTTGTCAAAATACATATTCCCGTGAATTAATGTCTCTTCATTTAATCCTACGTGAGAATGTATATATGCCTCAATAGCTTGAGCGTGTGCGTGTATGACATCTTGAGAATTAGAAGGTATGCCTTTGGTTTTAGTTTTTGTCCCAAAGCCTGTTCCTAAATGATCAGGTCTGTCTAAAAGAAAATGGGAGTACCCTCTAGATTCAAAATGCCTAGCTATTCCGTATTTATTATTTTCTATTAATATAGAGTATCCATAAAAACGAGAAGCCATTAAAACATCTTCATAAAATATTTTTGCTAGAGGAGGTCTTGAAGCATATTCAGCAACAAACATATTTGATGGGTGAGTAAGATTAAACTTGTTGTACAAATGACAAGCGCCTTTTGATCCTCTTCCATCTACAGTTGCATCTATATCATAAGAGTCAACACCCCCTACACCAATCCAATTATTCTCTGGTGTTTTTTTGTTTCTTAGCTCAACGGGTGGCATCCAAGATATATTCCATCTTCCATTAGAATCTGGTTTAAATAAAACCTCCGTGTCAGCAACTCCGTTTTTCCATATAAAATTACCTTGGACAACAGGTGAAGGAAAAAGCTCTTGATTGTATTGAACCTGCTCATATATTTTCTGTACATTAAATACAGAAGACTTTGCACTGTCTCTAAATGCCTCATCCTCAGTAAATGGGAACTGTCGTATTACTTCGTTTAATTCATAGCTGTCATTGACTAAAGCTTTTCTTTCGTTCTTTAAAAAAGTTCGAGCACCAATAGTTATTAAGTCTCCATCTAATCCCACAATAGGAGTTTTAGGATCGTCTACAATTGGATTGCCATATAAGTCAAAAAAACCTTCAAGAGCATTATACGCTGGAACGAATATGCTGTAAAGCCCACTCTTTGTTCTTCCATTTTCGTTACGATCAGAGGGGTCGCTACTTCTAACTAAAGTCCTAAATTGCCTTCCTCCTTTGTCTAATGGATTTACCGTACTTCCCACTATAGCTTTTCCTACTATGCGCCTACCAACAAGTAAACAAGTTCTATGTATTCTCCACGACTCTCTTATGTCTGTAGGCTTTTCCCATTTACCCGCCTCATCCATATATAAAAGATGAAGTTTTTCTCCATCGTAAGCATTATTAGTTGTGCTTTTCCAATTCACGACAGTATTTAAAGCCTCTCCCTTTACTGATGTCTTTACTTTTTTAGTTATTCTTTTAGAGGGTTCTCTAAAAGCAAGCTCCATCCTTGGGTTGGTGGTTCCATCTTGAATAGGCTTAAAAAAGAAAGGGTAAGATTTATATATAGGGACCACCTTTTTCATAAAGATATTCTCTTGAGCGTCAGCTCCTGTTTTGGACATTATGCCTAGCAGCTTATCTTTCACTTGAGACCCCTCGTTTACCAAAAGAGAAGATGACATTTGAGTGTAACCAGATCTTCTACATTTAACATATATCTGTCCGAGACTCCTATTGTCTGATATACAGGCTTCTAGGTGCAGGAATAAATCACGTTGAAAGGATAGGAAGCTTGGGTAACCCACGTCAATTTTAGACCATTGGAGGAAAAAGTAGTGGTTCCCTGTGATGTAAGTTGGCTCTCCATTATTGTAAAACCATACTCCTTTTCTTCGTCTTTCATATTCTTGTTTTATATAATTTTGATATTGATTTCTGAATACATCTGGCATATCTAACCATTCATCCATTGACTTTATTTTTTTTAATTCATTAGGAAGATCTTGACGTTCCCATTTTTGATGTTCTTTTTTTTTATCGTAGAATAGTATTCTAGAATTAGAAGGTTTTTTAGGAAGCTGTATATCAAGATTAGATATTGAAATAACATCTCCTTCAGTATTATCAGGACATATATTTATAACTATTTCTTCTTTTATTGTTTTTATTCCACTCATCGTTCCAATATATTAAATCATCACTTTGAATATTGTTCTGCGAATCCACCTGAATAATCTTGAGCATCTTTTAGTTCTCCTTTTTCTTCGAGAGTTTTTACGAGCTGCTGTAACTTCTCTCTTTCAATAATTAATTCCTTTGCGTCTACAGCTGTCTGCTTTATAGACTGAAGCTCTGCCTTACGCTGAGATCCTGACAGTTCCTGATCTACGGGTTTCTGTATTTCTTGAATCATATTCTCAATAGCTATCTGCATAGATTCCATAAGGTTTCTAGCTGTAGCTACATTGTCATACTTGTTTTGGGATCTTCGCATAAATGTTTTCTAAATATACTCTATATAATTTTTGTCCGTCTATCTCCATAGAGTAGTCTCCGTTTTTAATAAAATAAACTTTGTCTCCCTTTTTAAGACCTATTTCTTTAGTTTTTTCACTCTCAAACTCCACATAACCATACTGATTGGGTGGCTTCTCTTGAGGTAATAGTTCAATTAATTTAGATGTTATAACATCTTTTTGTTCTGCTGGTTTTAAGAATACATAATGACCTAATAATTTTATCTCTCCTGTTTTTTCACTCTTATATGCATACGCTTGATTCCATATTGGATCAAACTGATAAGAGTAGTTTACATAATAAAGATCAGAATCTGAGTACACAAACTGTCCTCTTCGGTCTTGCTCCTCTAGTTTTTTATCTCCAGC